TCCGATTTCTGCAAAATGTGCCATGTTTAACCTCAGAAAGTTATTGTTCCAGAACCAGTCCATTTATAAATACGATACCCACCAGTTACAGTTACTGTTGGTGAACCAGTTGTAGTGGTTGCCGCAGCATAAGTATCAACATATCTAATAATGACAACTCCAGAACCGCCATTTCCACCCGTAGAAGTTCCAACGGAAGCGGCATAAGAACCACCGCCGCCGCCACCTCCTGTGTTTGCTGTTCCAGCTCCAGCAGTATCCGTAGAAACACCAGCGCCATTACCGCCGCCACCTGTACCGCCTGTACCTATTACGTTTGTGCCGCCCCAAGTATCGTTTTTAGTTCCACCACCGCCACCGCCAGCATACGTTACAGATGAGCCAGTAATGCTTGAAGCAGTACCATTTCCACCATTACCGCCAGTATTTGAAACTGCATTTGCACCCGTTGCACTTGCGCCACCGCCACCGCCACCAGCACGAACATTAGATGCTGGAGATGTTCCAGAAGTGCCACCATTAGAACCTTCACCTGATGTTCCAGTTCCACCAGAGCCAGCGCCTGATCCATCACTTCCGCCACCGCCGCCACCGCCGCCAGATCCGCCATTTGCGCCATTTCTAACAGAGGCTGTTCCTTGACTTGTTGAACAGCCACCGCCACCGCCGCCCCCTGTTGCGGTGATAGAACTAAATACTGAATTAGAACCACTTCCACCAGTTGCGGCAGAAACTCCTGTTCCACCAGCGCCTACTGTGACTGTAATAGATGTTCCAGCAGTAACAGCAAATCCAGTAGCAGTTTTATATCCACCAGCGCCACCGCCACCTGCTGATGTGCCACCGCCCGCACCACCACCCGCAACAACAACATATTCAACAGTTGGAGGTGCATTTAAGAATGTAGAAATAACATTCCAAGAACTATTTGAAGTTGAATAAATTTCAAATGTATTTGTTGTCGTATTAAGACGTGTCATTCCATTTGCAGGAGTACCAGGCCGTTGTGCCGTTGTTCCGACTGGAATGGTCACAGCACCAGTAGAATTAAATACAGCGTTCTGGTCTGTGCCAATCGTGACCGCAGTTGTGCCGTTTGTTTGAAGCGCAAGAACACCAGACGAATCAGCCGCCGTCTTTAGACCAGCACTTCCTGATACTGTTCCATTGTCTGAGTTAACTGTTGATGCCATTGGTTTGCCTTATGCGGTGTATGAACCAGCAGATTTAAATATCATTACTGTGTTTGATCCGTTAGTAACCACAGTTGGTGAGCCGGTTGTTGTACTTGAATAATTAGCCGTTGGAACAGAAATAATCACACATCCAGAACCGCCATTTCCACCATACCAACTTTGTCCACCCCCACCACCGCCACCACTATTGGTAGTTCCAGCATCACCTTGTGTGCCGCCTGTTCTTCCAGTACCACCACCGCCAGAGCCACCAGCCGCACCTGGGTAGCCAGCGCCACCGCCACCAGCAAAATAAACGCTACTGCTAACAACTTGACCAACACTTGCAGATGTTGCTTGTGTTGTTGTGATTAAAGTTGTTACTACCCCAACACCGCCCGCACCACTTGTGCCGCTAGCGCCATTACCACCTACTGCGCCCGCACCGCCACCGCCACCACCGCCATCACCAGTACCAGAACCTCCTGCATAACCTTGCCCAGATGTTCCAGTACCTCCAGCTTTTGATGAACCACCAGATGCCCAACCACCACCACCAGAACCACCATTGCCATTATTTGTGTTTTGCGTACTTCCATAGCCACCACCAACAGCAGTAAGTGATAATCCTGTGCTATCAGTTCCATTGGTAGCGGCATTGCCTGATGATGGATTTCCAGTTCCACCCGCACCTATTGTGAATGAATATGTTGTTCCTATAGATAAATTGCTTGATCCTGAAAGTAATCCACCAGCACCACCACCAGCCGCACCGCCGCCGCCTCCACCAGCAACAATTAGATAACTTGCTGAATATGTATCAGCAGCCGTTACTGTAAACGCTTGCCAAATAGTTCCGTTATAAATTTCTAAATTTGATCTTGATGTATTAAAGCGTGTCATTCCCGCTACTGGAGAACTAGGCCGTTGAGCCGTTGTTCCTTTAGGTACAGTTAAAGCACCAGTAGAACTAAGAGTAACTACTCCAGAATCAGGTGTAAGCGTGATATTTCCAGTTGTATCAGCAGTTTGCACCAATGCTGTGGTGCTTGTCGTTCCTGCACGAATTTCGCTCATATAACTACCCACCTTTGACCAGATGTTACTGTTACAGACTTACCTGAAACAACAGTAACAGGACCAACAGAAAATCCATTTGTTCCCGCATAAATTGTCATATTTTGAGTAACAGTATTAGCTTGCATCATTACAGGACTAGCAGAACTTACTAATGATGGATATGTAACAAACACATCTTTAGTCCCTGCTGACAAAGTAACAGCAGATCCACTATTTGATGATGCAAGAATTGTTGTTCTGGCTAATGTTGTACCAGAAAGTGTGTATGTGCCAATTCCGACTTCCCATTGACTTCCACTACTAGATGAAATTGCGTAGTAAGTAGTATTGCCATCCCCAATTACTGAGAATGCTTGGAAACCAGTAGATGCGCCAGCAAGAGTAAGAGTACCCGTTCCTGTCGTAGTCGTAGTCTCCTTGACACGATCTGCAAGAACTAATGCCATGATTAACTCAACGTAATGTCAAGATCACCAGCAGGGATGCGTAAAACGTCACCAGTTGCAATGGATTTGCTTGTTGTCAGATCTGCCCAAGCAAGCATATTGCCTGTTGTCAAAGCATCAAAAACTGCAATGGCAACAATCGTTCCCCAACTGCCAGTAGCGGCATCAAACTCAATAGCAGACGTATTAGTTGCTAATGTTCCAGTACCACTTACTGTGAAAGCCGCAGACTTACGTGCATACCCACTACCAGATACTTCTGTACCGCCACCAGTATCAGTAGGTGCGGCAGTAAACAGCCCAACATAAACTGTTGTAGGAGATGTATAAGCAGTATTCGTAAATACGTGCTTTAGAATCTTGTCTTCAAGATAGTCTGTAAATGAACCTGCCATATATCACCCCAAAGATCGGGCACGAACAATCGGAGTTGAAGCAACAGACGCCCTTTGATCTGCTATTTCAATGTCGCCCAAGGAGTTTGTATATAACGTACTCCAAACGGCAAGACGATCATCATCTTTTAAATATGGTGTTGCCTCTAAAAGCGCACCATATAAATACAAGTCTGGGGCATAGGCCAGAAGCCAGTTGCTTGTGTTTGAATCACTCAGCGCAGTAATCTTACCATAATATGTAAGTTCACCTGTATAACCAGTATCAGGGGTTGGAATAACCTCTATCTGAGTGCCAATAATTGTATAAAACTGAGGTCTACCAGTAGCAATATAGTTATTTGCAGATCCATAATCACCTTGGTTCTGCGTTACATACTGTAGATAAGTAATTGGATTTGTATTCAGTTGAAATTCTTTGGCTTGTAAGAAATCAGATGGAAAAGCAAAGTATTGCGTATCCAAAGTAGCCGTAGCCCTTTTGACCATCTGTCTTACACGCAACTTACGATTAAACTTTGCTTCAGCTAAAGTGATAAATGATGGAATGACAGACGTAAGATCATCTCGGTTCAGATAATCCGCTATGGTAGTCTTCAACCCACTAAATGTATCAAGTGCCATTTTCTACATCCCTACACGCTAGTGTATGCTCATGTTTGTATTCAAATGTGCCAATATGGAGGATCTGTTTTGATAGATCTTGGTCAACATACGTTTTATGCCCATTTTGGGCGGCTCTACGGCAAAACCACACATCTTCACCAACGTAGTCTTCCGCAGCGGGAACCCAAGGGATAGCAAACCAAGGATATTCCATAGATTTGTAGACTTCGGATTTAACAAGCATTACACCCATTCCGCAGTAGTCTACTTCAACAAGTCCTGTTGATTCGTCCTCAGTATATACCCGATTAATAAATAAAGCATCCATATCTGG